ATTGGCCGGAGTCCCTTAACCATGAGAACACGAGCAGTTCAAGCTAATACCACCACACCTCCGGGCGCGGAAAGCCGTTTATGGCTGACCATCAACCCGGGGTATGTCGAAAACCTCTCGAGGTCTCCTGCCACTTATCAGTCTCGTGATGAGACCATAATTGATCAGGAAAACTTCAAGAGGTGGACGGGATATTGTAAACATTCCAAAGTTTACACGTGGTATGCAGGCGATTGTTCCATGACCTTCGGGCCATGGAGTTCATCGCCGTCCTACATGTCTACCGTTACCGGTAGCATGTTGTATCACTACGTTGTGTTGGAGCGCTGTTCCACTTCATTGAGGAACTTGTCGTTACCATCAATCACAGTTAACAGCTTTGATTGGTCCAATGCTTCGTATCACGCGTTTGAGCAGATGCGCCCTACCCTGGAAACAGGTTTGGATACGCTGAATGCTCTGCGTGAGCTCGCGGAGTTGTCAGGCGCCGTGTCCCGAGATATCGGGCGGCGCATGTCGAGAGCCGAGCGTGAGCGGTTATCCCGCTTACGGCATAACTTAAAGGTCGATAAGGCCCTTAAGAATGCGAACTATAGACGAAACTGGGAGAGATCCCTGTCACAGTCTTTAGCTCCTGAGTCGTCCATTTGGAAACGGACGGCTGGCTTCTTTCGTGGGTTGACTCGTAAATTCGCTTGGGCTAATTTGGCCCTGCAATTTGCGGTCTTACCTACAATCTCCGATGCCAAGAAGATCGCGGCGCTTTTAGAGCGTCTGCGGTCTATGGTGGCTGAGCTGATCCGTAGGGCAGAGAAACGTCAGGTGCGCCATTATAAGCGCCCTGTTGACGGTCTCTTTGCTTTGCCTAGTCCAGTTACTGAAAATCACGTGGTCCTGTTTGGTACAGGATCTAGTAATAACAGTACGACAAAGAAGACGGAATATCTAATCCGTCCTACTTATCGAGCAAGTATGTTGTTCACATATGATGCTACTCGTCTTAAGGGTCAGTACGGTCAAGTCAGCAGTCTCATTCGCGCCTTAGGCGCGGATAGGGTAGCTTCCGTTATTTGGGAAGCTATCCCGTTCTCGTTCATCGTTGACTGGTTCGTCAACGTTGGCGATATGATTGCGACTATGGAAGATCAAGTGATAGATCTTCTTCCCGTGGTTGTCCACGACTTCAGCCATTCGCTGAAGTACGGGTATAGGACCAAACTACAATGGACGTGGAACAGCAAGATCGTAACTGATCTTGCCTACCGCGACGTCGTAGTTTACGAGCGGCGTAGAGACGTACCGTCTCTCGTCGACTCGCTGTCGGTCCGTCTACCAAATGCTAACCAAGTAGGCTTAGGCCTATCCCTGGTTGTCATGGCAATGGACGGAATAACCAGTTGGAAGTCCCATAGGGGCTAACAACTACAAGGTATCGGCTTTGGCCGTGCCTTGTGCATATATAAGTATCATGTTTATCTTATGACACCTACACAGTACAAGGCCGAGCTGCTTTGGATTAAAGTGTCCATACAGGAAGTTATTTCCTGTTTGAACGCCATCCAAAACAGAGCAATCGCCTGTTGGTCATCTGGAGAAATAGGAGAGCATCAGATTGGTAACGTCGAAAAGACGTATCCCAATATGGTGCGTTATCCGTTTATCTTCGTGATGGACGACAGTCGCGGCGCGAACAACTGCTTCGTCTTTTTAGACGAGCTGCGTTCGTACCGTGCGCGATTGGCCAGTTGGTTCTGGAATTCCCGTTTAGGGAATCCACCAATCTTCTCTAAGGAGAAGTAAAGCACGCGCTGAGAGACTTTGGTCTCTCGTAAGACGCACGATACCATAACACAAACCCATAGAGTACACAGCACATGTTTAATAATGACATCACGCTGGCAGGAACGAGTACAAATACTACGTATTCGCTCATTTCGGTGCAAGGCGGTAAAGCCTTGCGGACCGATGCTACTGCGCCGTTGGGCGAGCCACGAAAATTGGTGATTTCTCACCAAGAAGTGACTCGCTCTTATGGCGTAGCAGACCGCCATCTGATTGGCTTCGATCATGTGATCTCGGGCTCAAGCCCGAATCCGGATGTGGCCATCAAGGTGAACCTCACTATTGAGGTACCTCGAGAAACCGCGACTGCTGCTCAGGTCCAAAATATAGTAGACCAGCTTGAAGCCTTTACAGGCACGGCTGGCTACCTTACTAAGGTCCTGAACAATGAGCCGTAACAAGAAAACCTTGTCACGTCCCAGCGCGCCGGAAAATAGGGCGCGTCGGTCACGGGGCATTCGTGAGAATGCCTTCTTCAGATGTGCGTTACGTGTGGCATTACAGGTTGGGTCCATCATCTCTCTCTGCCGCGAGGCATATAAGAGATGGCGGAAGTACAACCCATAGGATGCTAGATGCGTAACTAGGCTCAGTGTGAAATGGTCGTTATAGTATGTGCTGTGCTGTGAGGATTAACCTTATGGTGTCCATAATAGCGCAGCGGCAAGAATTATATCTTGCACTCTATAGCGACTTGTACACTGATATAGCTGAGAAGCTACATATTCCGGTTAAGGAGTCACAACGCGACTTGATCTCAATCAAGGAACGCGTTGCATGCGAGGGACTTTCGTTTTTGACGAAAGTCCTACCGCAGCTTGGTAAAGCACTTGACAAGTGCCTTACCAGGAATGAACCCCTAACAGTCCCAACATCGTTTAAGACGATGAAAGGACGAACAATACCGAACTTGTTTCGGTATCTGTTCTTAAGGGTTATCACTCCATCTGGCTTTGAAAGGCCAGACGCCGACGTGCAGTTTCTCGCTTGTTTACGGCAGCTTATGTACTTTTTATATAAGCTTGAGATACCAGCAACAGAAGAACAGAAGCAGAAATGCCTCCAGGACTTCGTTGTAGTCGATGCAGGGCTTGACAAGCCCAGTAATGTCGATCCAGAATGGATTGAAGAGACTTCGGATTTGATCCGAGACATCTTCGCTTCATTCGACCCAGCAGACATCTTGCCCAGTCATGGGCCGGGTGCTGTAGCTACTGGCGAGCGAAATCATGAAAAACATGTTTTCAAACGCATTTACAAGTCTGTAGAACGAGTGTACCCCTTTACGGAGTACTTCGAATACAGCTTGTCAGCAGTGGCAGATCGATGGCATCTGTACGATGGTCTCGAAGAATTGGAAACTGGCACGGCGAAAGTCGTGCTAGTGCCCAAGGATTCAAGGGGACCACGTATAATCTCGTGTGAACCATTGGAAATCCAGTGGATCCAACAAGGTCTCGGGAAGGCCGTTAAAAGCCATCTCGAGAGATCTCATATAACTCGTGGACACGTGAATTTCACGGACCAAGGAGTCAATAGAGATCTTGCCTTGAAGGGTTCAATGAACCAACGATGGGTCACATTAGACATGAAGGAGGCCTCTGATCGTGTATCAATATGGCTAATTACTGAATTATTCAGTAAGGTGCCAGAACTGTTAGCCGCTTTGTTAGCGACTCGCAGCGGATACACCAAGCTACCTTCAGGCCAAGTAGTGCACCTAAAGAAGTTCGCTCCTATGGGAAGCAATTTATGCTTCCCTGTTCAGAGCGTAGTCTTTTACGCACTTGCCGTAGCATGTCTTATACGTCACGACCGGGCGACGAACCCCAGTAGGGGTGTCAAAGCTAGGGCCCAAAAGGCCCGAGCCTCGGTGTACGTATACGGCGATGATATCATCATAAGGAGCGAAGTCTATGCTCCTATAATGACTGCGTTTCCTACCGTTGGTTTAAAGTTCAACGATGGGAAATGCTGTACAGCAGGATTCTTTAGAGAGTCCTGTGGGTGCGACGCCTATA